GTTTGAGTATCAAAATACAGTAGCAAGAGGAGAAAGAAACCAAGCAGCACAAGCGTTAATAAATCTTGCAGAACTTGATAAAAATAACGAAGTGTTTGAGGTTAATAAACCTAAATACACAGCTATTTTAGATTCTAATGGTGATATCAAATATATGTTACCAACCACATCACAAAAACTAATTAATGATTCTGTAGAGTTAAAGGTAGATGGTAAGCCAGTTTATGTGGAAATTAAAGATAAGGCTATGAGAGATGCTCTTCAAAGTCAAGGTATTCAAAGAGGTATAAGAGGTCTTTATATAGTAAATAGTTGGATAAGATCCACTGCTACTTTAATGAATCCTAACTTTTTGATTACTAACTTTTTAAGAGATTACCAGTCTGCATTAATAAATATCCAGTCAGAGATAAAAGACTTGGATATAAAAAATGTTACAGGACAGATAGCTAATCCTAAAAATTTAAAATCTGCAGGTCAAGGTATTATACAAGACTCAAAAGGAAAATATGATTCTGAGTGGGCTAAATTAGCTAAAGAATATAGAGACAGCGGTGGTAAAGTATCTTGGTTTCAAAAAGAAACACTTGAGGAGTATGTTGATAGCTTGAGAAAAGATATTGAGAAGATAAACAAGGGAGAGAAGATGTATACTGCAGCTCTAAATAAATTAGGTAATACGCTTATGCTTGCTCAGTCTGTAGTAGAGCAGTCAGTAAGGCTTAGTACATTTAAGGCGTTAAAAGATGCAGGTGTATCTACTGAAGAAGCAGCAAGAGCCGCTAAGAATATAACAGTAAACTTTGAGAATAAAGGTACGTGGGGAGGATTAATGGATAGTTTATATTTATTTGCTACTGCTGGACTTAGTGGTACAGTTAGAATGGCTACTTCATTATCTAAATCCAAAACAGCTAGAACTATAGCTGGAGGTATGTTTGCTTATGGTATTTTAGAGGCAGCGCTTAACTCTCATTTAGGAGGAGATGATGATGACGATGAAAAGATAGATGACGGAATAAAAGAAAGAAACTTTGTATTGGTTAATCCTAAAGATTCTAAACAAGAACCATTACTTCTTCCAATGGCTTATGGATTAAACGTATTTAAATATGCTGGTAATTTAACATATGACGTGGCGACAGGAAGAAAAGACGCTACCGATGCAACGTCAAAAATGTTTATGACTATATATAATCAGATATCTCCATTACAAGGACCTACATTGTCACAAGCAGTAGCTCCAACAGCATTTGATCCTTTTGTTCAACAATCTGAGAATAAAAATTTCTTTGGTGCTCCAATAAAGCCTGAGCAACCAAAGTTTGGAGCAAAGAAAAAAGAAAGTGATTTGTATTTTGAATCAGTTAGACCTGGATCTTTATGGACTGCTAAGAAGCTAAATGAGTGGACTGGTGGAAGCGCTATGGAGAAAGGCTATGTAGATATTAGTCCAGAGATATTAGATCACTACTATGATGCACTTGGAGGAGGGACTGGTAAGTTTATATCTGACGTAGGATATACTGGTAAGATAGCAGCTAAAGAAGTAGTGGAGTCTATACACGGTAAAGAAATGAAAGATAAGGATGAGTTTTCTTTGAGAAGATTACCTTTTGTAAAAGCATTCTTTGGAAGTAAGCCAGAAAAAAAACAATTACAATATGTATACGAGACTTTTGAAAGAAGTGCTATAGACCAGTTAACAAAAGAAGAGATTACTAAATTTAAAAATCAATTAAAGGAAGCTGTGAAATCTCAAGCATTAGATACACAAGATGCTAGGCAAATGTATAAAAATGTTATGGAAGGTCAATATAAAATAAAAAAATATAAGGGAGTTCAAGAAGTCAAACCAGGTGATATGACTAAGAAACAATACATTAAATTTATAAAGGGAGCTAAATAGCTCCCTTAAATTTTTCTTTCAGTATATTCCTGTATACTGAATTTACAGACTCCTTGTTTTTATACTTTTATAATTCCGTTTATTTTGTTGTTTTTTAATTTATACCTTAAAGTAGAAATATCTATTTTATTTATATCGCAATAATCTTTAAGTGAATAATAAAAAACACCATTGTTTAGATCTAAAAGAATTATAGATCTAGGATTTAATAATCCTATCCTTTTTTTATTTGAATCTGACTTCCACTTTAATTTTTTACCCCAATTAAAATGGTTTTTTCCTTTTAATCTTTCACTATGTTCAGGTCTTTTTTTACCGTAAAAAAAACTATTTTCTCCGCTATTTTTATATCTTAATATTTCTTTAGTTTCTTCCGTATGTTTTTTACCAAAAAACGGATTTAATTTACCGCAAAACATTCCGCTTTCTTTGTTTTTCTTTCCTAATTTTTTTTTAGTTTCTTCACATATTAATCTTTTTTTAGAATTTGTTTCTGTTAAAATACAATTTAATCCTCCATTTAAAACATCGTAATAATCTTGCCAATACCTTTCTTTTTCATTAAGCAATTCAATATTACATTCTTCTATTATTTCAAAAATATGATTATCTACTCCATACTTTAAAAACGATTTAAAAAGAATAGGCTGTCTTTTACATCCGTATTTCTTATATGTATAAAACCTATTTTTTATATTAACAGATTGACCAATATATACTCTATTATTTGGATTAGTTATTTTATATATTCCTGTCATAATAAAAAACCACCAAATCAAAAGGTCGCCGTCTTTATCATTGGTGGAATTTGTATAAAATCTTTAATTGTAGCGGCGACTCTACAAATGCAAAGATACAAATTATTTATTTAATTTATTCTTAAGTATATTTCTATATACTGCATTTACCATCTCTGAATTTGCGCCCCTAAGATGCAGGTAGTTCATAACTATCTTTATCCTCTGCATAGGAGTTATTGTTTGTGCCTTTCTACTCATTGTGTTCTTGTTTTAATTTTTCTAAATAAAGAACAAAATCCATAGCTTCTTGTTGGGCGTGGGAAATCCATTCTAAGAAGCTTAAATCTTTTCTGTCTAAATTGGTTCCGTACTTAGTAAATCCTACGTTAGAACGCTCTATAAAGCTTTCTATAACGTTGTTTACTATTGAGTCTCCAGTTGGTTTAGGAAGCTCTAAGAATTGTGGTTCGTTCACCACTATATCTCTGATGTGTTCGTCTAGGTACATAATTAAATTTGTTTGTTATATCTACTTTGATTTCCTCTTCTACAATTTTCTGAAAATGTTATCCATTGAATATTATCTAAAGTATATCCTTTTTTACTATCTATTCTATCAATACTTGGAGTATATTTTCTGTCAAAATCACACATTTGCCAATATGTAAATAAATCTTGAAAACTAATATTACTTAAAGACCATTCATAAAATATTTCTTTATCTAATATTTCAAGTCCTAAATATAAGTGATTTTTACTTTTAGTAACTCCGCTTACACGTGATAACATATTTCTATATGTTCTAACTAAAAATCCTTTAGTAGTTTTTTCATACTTTTTTGTAGTAGAATTGTTGTTTTTAGCACGTCTTTCTCTTTGCTTTCTGTTTTCTTCTTCTCTATTCATAATTTTAATTTTTTACAAAGATACTAAAAATAATCGTGTTAATCACGACAGTATTAAAAAAGATGTGTTATTCTTGCTATCTGTCCGTTATTTTTATCGTGAATAAATCCTTCTACAGCCTTAGGTGCGTGCTGGTATCCGTTTCTATGGTGCCAACTATCCGTTCCGCTTGGAGTTCTTAAACTTTCAACACAAACGTTCATATAATCCTTGCTTATTTTATGATGGAAGTGATGAATATAAAAGTATTTATGCTTACAATTAGTCCAGTCCTTACTTTCGTTAGCCATAAGCAATGGCAAGTCTTGTTGTTTTGCACCATCTCCGTGAGTAGTGCCTATTAAGTTTTCACCATAAACAAAATATTTACGATGTGAAACACTACAATCAAACCTTACATTACTACAACTTCTAAAGTGAGTCTCTATTAACTGAGCTAAGAAGAAGCCGTTTGTATAGTCGTGATTAGAAGGATTAAATACAACCTCTACATCTGCAACACACATTAACTTTTCTATTATATCAACATAAAGCTGTTTTGCAATTAAAAAATTAGAGTGCCACATTCCATCTGTGTCTTGTGGTGTTCCGCTTGTAGTAGTTCTTTTAGGGTTGTCAATATGTAAGATATCGTTACCAATTACAAAGAGTATTTTGTCAATATTAAAACTACTAACCTTGTTTAGTATTCCATCTACACCACTCAAAACTCTTTGAACAGCTATTTGATTATTATAGGTTTCTCCTGTTTCAAATGAATTACATAGTTTTCCTATGTGAACGTCTGCTGGATCTACTATTAATAAGTGACCATCACTATACGACTCTCTTTTATAAGCATTATATTTTGGAGCGTAAGACTTTAAATCTTCTAAAAACAAATCGTAAAGATTACCTAAATCCTCATTCTTTATAATATTACTAGCAATATTATAGTATGGCGTTCCAGTGTGAGTCACAAGCTTATAAGTCCTAACTTGCTCGAAAGGTATACCGTAGAAGCTACAGTACTCCTCAATGTTCATCAGGGTTCCGTCTGACTTTCTGGCAGATAGTTGAGTATCAGCACCGTACTGATTAGTATCCGTGTAGTTGATGTTCTCCATAGCGTCATCATTTATAGCGTTTATTTTCTTTGAGAACTGCCTTCTCACGCTGTCATCATAGGGGTAGTTGTATTCCCTGCACGCCTCCTTCGAGGCAGCGGTTATAGATAACCCCTCGGACACAAGAGAGAGAACCCTCTCCTGCATCTCAAGTGGATAGTTGTGTTTCATTATATTTCTTCTTTAAATGTCTGCTGTATCTCTTTAAGCAGAGCTGTTAGTAGGTATATACTTCTGTTCAATTCATCTCTGTCTCCATCCATAAGGCTCTCATAGATGTTGTCGGTGTACAAGTTGATTGACTTCATAACCGAGTTAACGTGGGCTGTATTACTCATTTTGTGTGTTTTTTATTGCAATTTACTTTGAAAATAAATTTTCAAAATAAAAAGTTATCAACAGTTCATCTTGATTATTGATTCAAGTCTCTCGTAAACCAGGAACTCTTTATCCCTTGGAACCCTATCAAGTAAGGCGTGTAGTTTGCTTGACAGCTTAGCCTCAAGCTTCTCAATCTTTGTTAATAGTATGATATTCTCGTACCATATCTTTCTGGTGTCCTCCACACTCCCTATCTCCATATCCTTTGAGTACACACTTAAGATGTTAAGGTACTTTGATTTTAATCTATCGTCATACTTAATCCACGCATCAAAGTTCTTGATGTAGTGATAGATAGTCGCGTGGTTCTTACCAAGCAACCTACCAATTTTTGTATACCCCAGGTGTTGGTGCGAGTAAAGGATCTTTGAAAATATCGCCCTCGCCTCAACGTGGTCCCTCTCCCTGCTGTTACTAAAAATGTCTACACCGTACTCACTAAGTATGATGTTTAATAAATTCTCTACTCTATTCTCCATTGTATAATTCTGTTTTAAATCCATAACTCTCTAATTCTTTCATTCTGTACTTCTGTATCTCAGACAGCTTACCGTTTGTGGTCTTTATCTCTGAGAACAGAATATCTCCCTCCTTGATCGCTATCAAGTCTGGTATGCCGTTCTTGTTTGTCTTGATCAACTTCAAGACGTAGTATCCCTCTGCTTCGAGTTGTTTAATTCTCTTGGCTTGTATCTGCTGTTCCTTCATATACCCTTATAAAGTTATTGTTCTTATCGTAAACCCTTGTTAGTCCAAACTTCTTATCAATATGCTCCAGTATATTATCAAGATTAACTGAGTTGAATACCATACCGAAGGTGTTGATGTCCGTGTTGTCTGTGCTGTTCTGTCTGTAGTGATCGTAGAACCACTGAAGGTCGTACTTGCCAGTGTTTCTCATTTTGATATACTTTTCTTTCATAGTTTATTATATATTTGTTTCACCTTACTTGAAATTGGTATTGCGTCTCCTCCCTCATCTATCCTTACAAACTTCATATTTGTATCTAGTATTGTGTTTTGTTGTCCAGAATAAACACTGTGTGATCGAGCCTCCATATAAATTGTTATGGACGTGTTTCCTATCTTAGAAACTCTGCCGTAAATCTTAATTAGCTGCCCCTCCTTTGCAGGTTTTTTAAATGAACACTGATCAATCATCACGGTGACCATTCTAGGTGTGTCACAGACCTGCATCGCGAAAGCAGCGGCTGAGGCATCCATCCAGGCTAGTAGCTTTCCTCCAAACAAGTTACCGTGAAAACCTAGATCTGATTTTTTAATAGGGTGAGTTGATATTAACTCCATAGATTCTTCTTGTTGCGTCATAGGTAATCCTTTTTAAAGTGGTTGGTTGTGTATGATTTCTTTTTAATGACCGACTTGTAGATCTTCTCCTCTATTCCTCCCTCGGAGAATATCCAGTAGACCTTATTGAACTTACGATCAATGGTGGTCTGGCGATCACGAGCCTGCCAGTAGCTTGTAGCAGAGAAGTCTATGTTGTAGAACACTAAAAAATCAGCGTTCTTCAGAGAGATTCCCTCACGTCCACTAACAATCTGAAGGGCTATTGACTTGTCGGAATCGTTAAACTCATCTAAATTAATCGTTAACTTGTCGCCAAAGATAGTCTTTA